GTGCTGCCACTGTTGCGGTGAAGCGGCCAAAGTCGCCTCACGCGCCCTCGCATCCCCCAAGACGACACGCCCCACTTGACCCGCTCAGGTAGACTGAGAGGCAGGTTGTAGGTTCGATAACCCAACACGATGGCTGGCGATACTTCTCGGCAGAACGGGCGTCTTGGTGGCCGACCGCGGGGCGTGGAAGACGAGGCAACAAAGCAGAAGCGCGAGACTCGTCAACGCATTCGGGAACTCGTGCGCGAACATCTCGACCCGATCGTGGGCGCACAGATTGAGAACGCTAAAGGCGTCAGTTACATGGTGTTACGCCATCCTGACGGGACATTCGCTCGAGCGACCGATGTCAAGCAAATCGACGCCGCCTGTGCGGCCGGCGCACAAGCCTTTCGCATTTTCACTCAGCAGCCAAACCAGCAGAGCGCGTCAACCCTACTCGCCTATGCGGCCGACAAACCCGTCGAACCCCTTGAAGTGTCTGGCCCTGACGGCGAATCCATCAGCATCGACCTCCTGTTAGCCAATGCCCGCAAGCGCCTCGCCGGACGATCTGAAACTCGCTGAGTTCGTCTCGGACTTCTACGCCGACCCGCTCGGCTTTGTCATTGCCTGCTATCCGTGGGGCGAGCCTGGACCGCTGAAGGACCACGACGGCCCTGACACTTGGCAGCGTGAACATCTCGCGTGGGTTGGGGAGCAAGTCAGAGCCCGTGCCTTTGACGGTCAGCATGCCGTCTCTGCGATTCGCTCGAGCGTCAGCAGTGGCCACGGGATTGGCAAATCGGTCGAAGTGGCCTGGCTGGTGGACTGGATCATGTCCACGCGCCCGCACTGCCAAGGCACGATCACCGCGAACACGTTTACGCAGCTCCAGACGAAGACTTGGGCCGCGATTCAACGCTGGACGAAGCTCTGCCTGACGGGCCATTGGTTTGTCGTCAACGCTGAGCGCATGTATCACCCCGAGCACAAGGAATCGTGGTTTTGCGCCCTGCAGTCCAGCCGAGAGGAAAACTCCGAGGCTTTCGCCGGCCAGCACGCTGCTGATTCGACCTCGTTCTACATCGTGGACGAAGCCTCGGCCGTGCCTGATGCGATTCTCGAAGTCGCAGAAGGCGGCCTCACAGACGGCGAGCCGATGATCTTCCTGTTCGGCAACCCCACGCGCAATAACGGCAAGTTCCACCGCGTGACGTTTGGCTCAGAGCGTGGGCGATGGCATCAGGTGGTGGTCGATTCGCGGCTGTCGAAGTTCACGAACAAGACGCAGATTGCGGAGTGGATACAGGACTACGGGGAAGACTCAGACTTTGTGCGTGTGCGCGTGCGTGGTCTGCCACCATCGGCCGCAGACCTCCAGTTCATCGGCTCAGACCTCGTAGCCGAGGCTCAGCGTCGGACGGCCGTCTGCTTGCCGGTTGACCCGCTGATTTGCGGCCTCGATGTGGCCCGCGGCGGTATGGATGAATGCGTGTTTCGGTTCCGGCGTGGGGACGACGCGCAGTCCTTCAAGCCGATCCGTATCCCTGGTGAGCAGGCGCGAGACTCGATGAAGTTGGCCACGGTGGCGGCGAACGTGCTCGGCAGTCTCTATGGCGGGCAGCGCGTGCATACGATGTTCGTGGACGCGACAGGCGGTAGCATCGGCGGGCCGGTGGCCGATCGGCTGCGTCAGCTCGGCCACTCCAATGTCATTGACGTGCAATTTGGGGGCGAGTCGCCAGACACCACCTACGCCAATATGCGGTCGTACATGTGGGGCCGGATGCGCGATTGGCTCAAGCGCGGGGCCATCGACCAAACGCCACACCTCGAGATCGACCTCACGGCCCCTGGCTACAAGCACGACAAGCGTGATCGCGTGCTGCTCGAGTCGAAGGAAGACATGAAAAAGCGCGGGGTCGATAGTCCTGACGACGGGGACGCGCTGGCGCTCACGTTCGCCCAGGTCGTCCGCATGGACACGCCGCAGCCTCAGACCTACCGGCCGACCTCACGATGGTCGTAGCATAAATATGCAGGCGTGCTAGAATCGGCGCTGATGGCGACCAAGACGCCCACGCGCAAACCGCAAGACGCGACCGTGTCTCAGGTCAAGCGCGGTGATGATGCGCTCCGCGCCCGCTGTGCGGCGATTGAGGGGCGTCTAGACAGAATCGAAGTCGCGCTCCGTGGTGAAGCTCCCTATCACCCTCATGCCCGCCAAGTCCCCTAGTCAGTTCCGGCTGATGCAGGCCGCGAAACATGGCGCGACCTTCCCAAAGGCGAAGGCGATCCGGCAGTCGATGACCCGCTCGCAACTGGACGACTTTACCGACGTGGACCCCGCACGATTTGAGGGCGAGTCGCACAGTTACAACAGCAAGTCTCGCAACAACCTCCGCCAGAACCGTGGCCGCTGACCTTACGCCGTCCGAGCAGGAAGCCAAAGTTACTGAACTCAAAGGCAGATTCGACTATGCCTCGCGCGAGTGGGCGGATATTCGCGCGGAGGGCAAGGTCGATATCCGGTGCGTGTCCGGCAAAGTGTGGGACCCGAAGGACGAGGCCAAGCGCCGAGACGCTGGCCGACCGTGCCTCTCGCTCGATGAACTCGGCCAATACGTCAATCAGCTCATCAACGAAGTGCGCCAGCACAAACGGGCCATCAAGGTCACGGCGCTGGGCTCTGGTGAATCAAAGGTCAAGGAAGCCCGCGCCCGCCTGAGAGCTAACCTCATCCGACAAATCGAGTACCGCAGCAACGCGCAGATCGCCTACACGACGGCCTTTGAGAACACGGTTCAGCGGTCCTATGGGTTTGCGCGAGTGAAGGCCCGGTACGAGCATCCTCGGTCGATGTATCAGGAACTCGTGATCGAGCCCGTTGATAACCCCGACATGATCACGCCGGACCCCGACGATCTGTCGCCGGTCGGCGCGGACATGAAATACGCCTTCGAGCACGAATGGTGGGGGATGAACGACTTCCGCCGCCGCTGGCCAACAGCGAAGGTGAAAGGCTATACCCCAGAGCATCAGCGGGACGCGCCGAAGTGGTGGCACGGCGAGCGTATTCAGGTCGCGAAGTACTGGACGATTGAGCCTGAAGAACGCGAACTGCTCTACCTGCAGACGCCCGAAGGCCGGCCTGTCGCCATCTTTGCGGACGAACTTGAGATGCCGGCCGATGATGCAAATCCGCGGCTGAAAAAGCGGTGGGTGCAGCGGTTCGGGGCGCTCTCGGATCTGTATCGCAAGGGGCAAGCGCCAATCCTCGATCGGCGTGCCGTCGATTACCCGTGCGTCTACGAATACATGACGAACGGGATCGAACTGTTGCCTCCCGATCCGATCGAGCGCCCCAACGAACTGCGGATCAAGTGGCTCGGGACGTCAATCCCCATCATCGCCTGCTATGGCAAGGTCCTGTGGGTCGATAACGGCACGAGCACGCAGAAGGAAGGGCAAATCCTCGGGCCGAATGACGGGTCAGGCTCCAAGCGCGTGATGATGAGCCTTGTCCGGTTGGCGCGCGACCCAGCAATGCTCTACTGCTACTACCGGACGTGCGAGGCCGAGCTCGTCGGCATGACCCCAAAGACGCCGTTCGTCGGGTACGTGGGGCAGTTCAGGACACGGCAGGAGGATTGGGCGAAGGTCAACCACGAGCCGATCGCCTTCCTCGAGGCTGACCCGACGACCGAGAAGACCGGCGCGGAAATCCTGCCGCTGCCGCAACGTCAGCCGTACGACCCCGCGATTGCTCCGCTCGAGATGGGTGCTGAATCGGCCCGTCGTGCCATTCAGGCGGCAATGGGTATCAGTCCGCTGCCGACGCAGGCCCAGCGCAAGAACGACAAGTCCGGAGTGGCGTTGCAGGAGATTCGCTCATCCGAGCAGCAGGGCAGTTTCCACTTCGTGGATCACTACGAGATGTTCATCACGCGCATCGGCGCGATCCTCGATGAGCTGTTGCCCTACTACTACGACGCGGCCAGAGATGTGACGGTCCGCACACCGGCCGATGAAGCCGAAAGTGTGCGGATCAACGATCCGTCCGTGATTGACGAGGAATCGGGCGAACCGCTCATGTTGCGGCCCGAAGACATCCACGACGTCACCCTGTCTACCGGGCCAAGTCAGGACAGCGAGCGGCAGGCGGCGTCCGACTTCGCGGA